TGATATTATCCGCTATCCTGCAAAAGATTTAGCTTTTGTTCGTATTCGTAATATTCCTCCTCGCAAATGTATTTCAGAATTATTCTCGAAAACTCCTATTCAAGGAAATTTTTCGGGTGTATATCTGGGTCGTTGTGAGGATGGTTCTATTTTTGAACGCGAGATTAAAGCTATAGTTCCTCAAAAGAACTATAAGATTGAAGGAGGTGTTTTAACCTCCAAATTTACAGGATTAGCCTATCAGGGTAGAGTGTATACTCCTACCCAACGAGGCGATTGTGGATCACTTATGATTGTTAAAACTGGTTTAGGACCAGTTATTGTGGGCTATCATATGGCTGGTGGTAATGATGTTGTGTTGTCTTCTGGTATTACTAGAGACGACATTGATCAAGCTCTCATCAGATTTGATGAACCCCACATTCAGAGTGGAGAACCTTTATTGAGTGCTCCTTCAGCTCAGCGTAACTTAAATGATTTAAGTCAACGTGCACCTATTAGGTGGTTTGCTGATGGAACAGCTAATGTTTATGGTTCATTTGATGGTCATCGCGCTAATCATAGATCTAATGTACAGGAAACTTACATTGCTGAATCTATGAAGAAGCGTGGAGTAATTGTCAAACATGGTGCTCCAGTTATGAAAGGCTGGGAACCATGGCATATTGCTCTTAATGATATGATTCATCCAGTTGTTAAATTGGACAATAATGTCCTAAATGACTGTGTTGAATCATATTATGCTGACATCATCAGTGGTTTATCTCAATCTGATTGGGATGATATCATGGTTTATGATGATGTTACCACTTTGAATGGTGCACCAGGTGTTGCTTTCGTTGATAAAATTAACCGTAGCACCAGTGCTGGTAACCCCTGGAAGAAGACTAAGAAGAATTTTCTTAGACCTATTCCAGCTTTAGAGGGTTTATCTGAACCAGTTGAATTCACAGAAGAAATCATGGATCGTGTTCAAGTTGTGATTGATAATTATCACGATGGAAAACGATACATGCCTAATTTCTGTGGTCATCTGAAGGATGAAGCCACTAAATTTGCCAAAATTGAGAAGAAGAAGACACGAGTCTTCACAGGAGCACCTGCTGATTGGTCTTTTGTTGTGCGTAAATATCTCTTATCAGTGATTAGAGTTATGCAGAACAATAGATTTATCTTTGAAGGTGCTCCGGGTACTAATGCTGCTTCCCGTGAGTGGGAAAACATTCGTACCTATTTAGTGCAATTTGGTGAGGACCGTATGGTTGCTGGTGATTATGCTGCATTTGATAAATCAATGCCTAGTACAATTATTTTAGCTGCTTTCGATATTATCCGTCGCTTGTGTAAACAAGCAGGATATTCTGAAAGTGATTTGAAAGTTGTTCAAGGTATTGCTGAAGATACAGCATTCCCGCTAGTTGATCTTAACGGTGATTTGATTGAATTTTATGGAAGTAACCCATCTGGACATCCATTGACTGTTATTGTCAATGGTTTAGCTAATGCTCTCTATATGAGATATTGCTATGCTAAATTAAGTCCTGAAGGCAATGCCAAAAAATTCAAGAAGCATGTAGCTTTGATGACCTATGGTGATGATAACATCATGGGTGTTTCAAAGGAAGCTCCTTTTTTCAATCATAGTACAATTCAACGTGTGCTAGCAGATGCTGGTATTACGTATACTATGGCTGATAAAGAGACTGAATCTATTCCTTATATTACTTTATCTGATTGTTCTTTTTTAAAGAGAACATGGCGATGGGATAAGGATGTGAAAGCTTATCTTGCTCCCCTTGAGGAAGATTCTATTTTAAAGAGTCTTACAATTGGTGTTGCAAGTAAAACACTTTCACCTGAAGCTCAGTCTGTAGCTATTATTTCAAGTGCAATCTGTGAGTATTTCTTCTATGGTAAAGAAACCTTTGAAGAAAAACGCAAATTGTTTGAAGAAATTATAGCTGAGAACAAATTGGAATTTTACGTAACTGATACCACACTACCATTGTGGGATGAGTTGAATGACAGATTCCAATCTGCAGTTCCCAGAGCTTAATCTGGTCTAAGTCTGCCACGACTATAATCTGGTAGGTCGTAAGTCATGACCTGTTTTAAAACAAAGCAAAAGAGACTCTTTAGTATTAGTTACTGCTCCATCCAATAGCGTTGTGAAGCTTGGAAGTGGAGAGAATGGAATACTATAGTATTACTTGCATGGGCGTTCCCCAAAATTTCTTTTTAGAAAAGGTGCCAGCTGGTCACCACAAAATTCACATAAATAATTAATGTTAAGTAGCGTTTTTTATGGATTTTAATTTACTTGGAAACATTTTAAATACAGAAACAGACTTTGCTGGTCTTAAAACAGCACAAAGATCAATGATTCGTGATCTTGTTTTTCAAGAGGCACGTATCAATGAGTTAGAGAAACGTATTGTTCAATTAGAAGAAGAAGTTTCTCAACATGTTTCTCGTAAAGAGCAACTCTTTACCATTCAATCGTCCGATGAAGTCGATGAAGGAGTGGGAGCTGTGCACGAGGAACATGAAGTTGTTGAGTTCGCTGAAGGTATTGAAGATAATACAGATGGTAAGACATCCGTATTAGATCCAATACATACAGGATTGGCTGAATCATATGCTTTGGGAGATTTTATGTCCCGACCTACATTGATTCATTCTTACAGTATCCCTCAGGGTGAGGCTTTTTCTAATTCCCGAATTTTCTTTCCTTGGTTGAATTATTTCACCAATCCAAAGATTATGAAGAAATTAGATAATTTTGCCTATATCCGTTGTGATCTGAAGCTGAAGTTTGTGGTCAATAGTTCTCCATTTATTTATGGTAATTATTGTGCTGCATATCAGCCTCTTCCTTACTTCAATCGATCTCTTCGAACAGCTAATCCTATGCCTTATAATGATCGGATTATGTTAAGTCAACGCCCAAATGTTATGATTGAAAGTCATAAAAATAAGGGTGGTGAATTGACATGTCCATTCTTTTATCATAAGGATTGGCTGACCTTGGATAATGCTGGACTTGAGGAGATGGGTGAATTGACCCTCTTCCAGTATGCTCCATTCCAAGCTGCTAACCCTAGTGCAACTGGTAACGTTACAATTAACGTTTATGCCTGGGCTGAAAATGTCAAACTAACTGGTGCTACTGTACTCAATGTTCAATCAGATGATGAGTATGGTAAAGGACCAGTTTCTAAGGTTGCTTCAGCTGTTGCAAGTGTTAGTTCAGCATTGGAAGAAGTGCCTGTTATTGGTTTATTTGCTAAAGCCACAACTATTGGTGCAAATGCCGTTGGCAGTATTGCATCATTATTTGGCTTTACCAATGTACCAGTCATTTCGGATGTTATGCCATTCAAAAATCAACCATTCCATGGTTTCGCTTCTTCGGAAATCGGTGTCCCTATTGAAAAATTGACACTAGATCCTAAGAATGAGTTAACTATTGACCCTAGGGTCACAGGTTTGGATGAAGATGATGAGCTAGCCATTTGTAATTTGGTTGGCCGTGAATCATTCATTGATATTTCTGAATGGGGTCAATCTTTGTCAAAGGATGATAATATTTATCAAATATCAGTGACACCTACAAATTGTCAGCAATTAAATTCGGCAACTAATGATACCTATTATGAAACACCTCTCGCTCATGTGTCGAGAATGTTTGGTAATTGGCGGGGATCTATTATTTATAAAATTAAAATAGTAGCATCTCCTTATCATCAGGGTCGTCTTCGTGTGTCTTATGATCCACGAGGCGATGTTTTTGCTGAAAATGATACTGATAATGTTGTAGTTACTAAGGTTGTAGATCTTAGTGTTACTGATGAAGCAGAATTTGTGATTCCTTATATGCAGCCTCAATCATGGCAAGAAGTTGACCAAACCGAACCATATCCATATTGGATCTTTGATAGTTCGTTTGGTTTTGCTCCAGCTTATGATGATACTGTGTGTAATGGACGTCTACGGATTTCTGTTCTCAATCCTTTGACGGGACCTGACACAACATCTAATGTTCAGGTTCTGCTCTTTATGAAAGCAGGACCTGACTTTGAATTGGCTAATCCAGGTGCTATGCCAAATCACTGGACACCTCTTGATGTTCAGTCTGCTGATGAAATTGTGTCTGCTGATGGTAAAATCACCTATGTTATGGGTGAGATGACCTCGAGACCAGTTGATGCTAATTTGGTTCACTTCGGTGAAGCTATTAGATCAGTTAGGTCTGTAATGAGACGTACTAATTACCATATGCCTAGGGCCACATTTGCTTATACTGTGGATCCTGCAGATAGTTGGGTGCAAACTCGAGTTTCGAGTAATATTTACCCAGCTCATTATGGTTACACAAATAGTGCATATTGGAACGCAGATCGATTGGTTGGCACAGGTGCCACTCCTGGTAATCCAAGTTACTCTCATCCAGTGACATGGATGTCCATGTGTTTTGCTGGTGTAAGAGGATCTATGCATTATAATTATAATCAAGTAGGTTCTTTTGAGTACCCATCAATCACAGTGACACGAAATTTGGCTACTTTAGTTAGTCAAGCTGTTTCATCTGGTGATTACAAAGCTCGTGCTAACGAGCTTCCAACTGTTGGTTCAGTGAACTCCGGTTGTATGCTCCAGAATGAGCGAACCCAGAATGGTGTACAGTTTTCTGTACCATTCATGAGTAAGTACAAATTTACACCTTGCGATCCTTATAGGTTCGGAAGAGGTGATAGCACTTACTATAATACTGAGGAACAAAATTACTCAGTTATTGCACATTTCGATCCTGCTTCTATAGTAGGAACTCCTTATAGGACTCGATATGATGTGTATTGTGGCATCGGTACTGATTTCACCCTTTTGAACTTCATTGGAGTTCCACCAAAACATCGTTATGATATTGAGGTGAATGGTGTGTATAGTACTGATGTTTAGGAGACCAAACTCCATAAAAAAGGAAAGGCCGCGCGGGATAGTCGTATGCGGTGCCTAACTCAAACAAAGGCGAGGTGGGTGCTCTGAAATAGTGAGCACTGTATGAAGGTAAGTATTGAACTTACGTATATACACTGGGAATAGTTCCCTTATCAAGACCCCTGTTAGGAAGTAAAGTCTGACGTACCTCAGAAATGAGAGATACGTGTCTCCACTCGGTGGAAAAGTTGCAAACGGC